AAAGAGTTGGGAAAATTCCTATAATTAGGTAGGATTATAAGGAGACAACTATGGAAAAGGATAGCACCACGCGCAGAATCGAGAGAGAATCCAGTGCTGAGAGGCTCAAGGACAAGGATGATCGAGCCAGGGCTAACATGAAAGAGTCCATCAAGGAAGCTATGAAGGATAGCGGTACCCATAAGAACATCGCTCAAGAGCTTCTGAACTCCCGTAGGGGGGGCGCTCCTATGGAGAACCGAGAAAGATTCGGGGACGATGGGGAAGTCATCACTGGTAAGGACAGGCCCTGGGAGCGGGACTGATCGATGCGTGGCAAGAGGGAAATTGAAAGGGAGCTTGTGTTTGCAGAGGCCAAAGTAGAGGCTCTGACAGCACAGCTCGGGGCAGTTCAGGACGAGAAGTCTGAACTCAAGGCCCAGATAGACAAGTTGCAGGACGCCCTGATTTCGGTCAGGGCACCTGCGGCCTATCTGGACCAGCAGGATGCTAAGTACCAAGCCAGTCTGCCGGAGATCTCAGAGGAAACCTTGGAGAAGAACAAGGTCGCCAAGGAAGTCACTGAGGGATACCTGCGTCATATGGAAGGCAACTTGTTCAATAGTCCTGAGGATTTAGATGATCTCCTAGTTTCGGGTATCTTGAGTGAGCACAAGCCCCCTACTAGCATACATGGGAACAGTGAGAGCTAATGGGAAAAGCAACCCCGACAGGTACAGCCAGTTCTAACTTCATTCGTGGGCACCTCCACGCCATTGATGCCATGCCTCACGGCGATAAGGCTGCTGGTAAAGCAATCACCTCATACGTCAACGAGCTAAACACCAACAGATCCAGTAGGTTATGGATCCGTACGGTACAGTGGGTAGAGAACTTTCTATTCTCACTGGGTAGGCATTACGTCGAAGACATCATGATTTCACGCCTATCCAGGGCGTCAGATGGGACCCAGTCCCTGGTACAGGAAGCGGCAGACAACATCCCGAAGCCTGTGAATGATCTCCTCGGACGGTACATCGAAACCAACATCGCCCTCCTCACAGAGAACAAGCCGATCCCCAGGATCGAGTCTACCTCTGGCCGAGCTGAGGACGAGGACGCAGCAGAACTGTCAGAGATCACCATGGAGTACATGTGGGAAGCTCTGCGCCTGCCTGGGATGCACAGGGAGATCGCTAGGATCATCCTCCATTGCGGCGTATGCTGGATGGAGATCATCTATGATGAGTCCCACCCCCGGCGTATGACAGTACAGGACACGGCTACCTCAGCGGTGTCCATGGTCCCTGGCGCTCAGGGTGGCCCTGCCATCCAAGTGCCTATCTCTAGAGAGGTTCCGATCCATGATGAGCAGGGGAGACCTGTTTATACAGACAAGGTAGAGTATGGAGAGATCACCGCTACGCTTGTCAGCCCCTTTGAGATGCACCTACCCTCTACCCACACCTGGGACGGGGAGGATATGGGCTGGGTCATGCGGGAGTTCTACACCAGCCTGGACCTGCTGATCGACAAGTGGTCACACCGTCCAGACCTGAAGCTGAAGAAGAAGGATGGTTGGTTCGTTGACCGTCTGAAGGACGCAGGGACCACGAACATCTACAACCTGCCGCTGTGGTGGTGGGAGCGCCTGTCCGATATCGTAGAAGGGCCAGGGCCTTCGCTGTACGTAGGCACCCCTGAGACCTGGGAAGGTTACAGTGTAGTTAGAATCTTCGACAGAAAGCCGAATCCCAAGTGGCCACGGGGCCGCACCATCATCACGGTAGGGGATCAGGTGATCTATGACTCGCCCAAGAAGCGAGGAGCACGGGCGTATGACCCGCGCTGGCCAACTCGTTGGCACCCTTATATCCGGTACCGCTGGGAGGCGATGGCCGGTAGCATGTATGGTAGGTCGTTGGTAAGTAAACTTCTACCTAAACTAAAACGAGTGAACGCCATCGACACTACCATGATTATGTGGCGTCGGACAGTTCCGATGTCTGCGTGGGTCATTCCTAAGGGGGCTCAACCCATTGAGGACCAGTGGCTCGGACGCCCAGGCCAGATCTGGGAGTATGACCCGCGTAGGACCGCGGGTGCTGCACCTGAGCCGATCTATCCGCCGCCCTACCCGGCTGCGGCAGCTGAGGAACGTCAGCAACAGATTGCTGAGATGGAAGGTATTGCGGGTACAGAAGAAATCCTGAGAGGCCAGCGGCCCACTGGAGTCAACTCTGCGGCTATGATCGACATCCTCCGAAAGCAGGCCCTGGCAGCGCGCTCGCCTATCCTGCAAGAATGGGATGAGGCTTTACAGCTAGAGGGCTCGATCATCCTTCAGGAAGTCATCAAGCATATCCGCGACGATACACGGTTCGCTCAGCGGTTGCGGATCCTGGCTCGTGATAGGGTCAGCACGCTAGCCATCCAGAGCTTCAGTGGCTCGGACTTGAGTGACAACGTGCAGGTGCATATCGACACGGCGTCCATGGCGCTGTCGTCCAAGGAAGCAAGGCAGGCCAAGGCTATTGAGATGATTCAGTACGCGCAGGGCCTGGAGAATATGGATCCGGCGCTGCGTGCGAAGATCCTTACAGAGATGGGATATGAGGATACTATGATTCCGCAGGGCGTTGACGTTGAACGTGGCAAGCGCATCATGGCCTGGATCAGGCAGGGTGCATTCGAGAGAATCGTCCCGATGCCTGAGGATGATCCGTTCATTCTGTACCAGATGTTCGTGGACGAGATGAAGTCCGATGCATTCCACAACTTGGAAGAAGAGCAGCAAATGATCCTCCTCACCTTGATCGACCTGTACAGGCAACAGATCGAGATGAGACAGGAGCAACAGATGCGGCAGCAGATGGAGATGATGGAGCTGCAAGCGAAGATGCAAGGCGGTGGGGGCGGTCAGCGATGAGCAGCGTAGGTAAAGCATGGGCCATCGTCCGCGGTCGGATGACGGGGAACAGGCCCAAGGCCCAAGGGCTGCTCGATAGCATTCCGGAACGCAAGCGGACTGAGATGAACAGGCAGGAGTCGCAGGCCCGTGGCAAGCGCCGCAAGAAGGCTTATCGTTTAGGCGAGAGGGTTCGATAGTGCCCAAACAACCAAAGGGTGGGGGCGGCCTGAATTACGTCCCCTACATCTCAGCGGTAAGCGCTGGCGTTGAAGCTTTCGCAGGAGCGATTGCTCCGATCATGGGCTTCCTCGGCATGGGACAAGCTCCCGATCCGAGAAGTGCTATTGGGAAGGCCACATACGGAAAGGCCCAAGCGAAGAGAGCAGCACATCACGCGGACAGTACTGCTAAGTCAGGGCGTGCTCAACAAGGCGGTGGCCCGGTGAAAAGGGTGCGGAGCCTAGCAGAATCATGGAACGACGACTTCGGGATGTCGCTCGGCGCGATGAAGGGTTGGTCGCCGACAGGGTTCTTGGATACGTTAGCCCGGGGCCGTAGCGTTAGCTACGATGACCGTATCATCAACACCACTTCGGCGCGACATACCGGAGGGGATGCAGGACCGGGGTTCTTTCTACAGCAGTTCCAGGGATCGAACAGAGGGAGTGGGAACTACGTAGCGCCGACACCTAGGTACTCTGTTCAGGAGACTCGCACGTCGATCAACAAGTACGACAAAGTGAACTTCGTAGCGTTTACCCCCCACTCTGGGAAGAAGTACCTTGAGCCTGGAACAGAGCAGATGTTCAAGAAGGAGAAACATCTAGCTGGCGGGGCAAGGAAGGTAACAAGAAAGTTTCTCTAGGGAGGAGAGATGATTCTATTTCTAGATGGGGAGCCGAACCGAGCGGTGTTGGCTTTTAATAGGATGAACGAGACAGACCAGGGCAATACGATCTGGTGTAGAACTGTACAAGAAGCAGTTCTCACTTTCTGGGACTATCGACATGTCCTTGAAAAGGCATTCTTGGAACATGACCTAGGTGACGTGTCGTACGCGAACACAGGTTCTCCGGAGTGCGGGATGGAGATCGTCAGGTTCCTAGAGAAGAAGGCAAAGAAGGAACCGGAAGAATTTAAGCACCTGAGAAAGGTGAAGATCACAGTTCATACGTGGAACGAACATGCTGGACCTATCATGGTAGACCGACTACGGAAGATAGGACTCAGCGTTGAGTTAAAACCCTTTGGTATGTAGGAGCAGTTATGGCAACCAACGAAGAGAAAATGAAAGCTGCGCAGGCCCTTCTAGCTAAGAACCAGAAGAAAAGTAGGAAGGAGCGAATGCCTTTCAAAGCCCCCAAGATGAAGGTACCCGGTCACGCGGGGTGGAAGATCGACACCGGTCCTTCCAAGAAGAAGGCTACACCCAAAGCACCGGCTGCTCCCAAGGTACAGAAGCCCAAGAAGACTACCCACGGGCTAGGCAAGGCTGGTATCTCAACCGTTGTAGACCTAGGCGCGAACCCCACCAAGGGCCAGTACGCCCGGGGCAAGGCTGTGCTCGGCGCGCAGCGCAAGGCTCAAGGCGCAGCTCCGTTCAAGGCCACCGCTCCTGTAGCGAAGGCCCCCTCTGCTCCCGCACCGAAGACTCCCCCCGCTCCGAAGGCTCCGAAGTACGAGTACTTCAACATGGAGAAAGCGCTGAAGAAGGGTATCACGAGCCCCGCGAAGCCCACGTATATGATGAAGGACACCCGAGCCCCTGCCCCGCCTAAGACTACGAAGGTCAAGATTCCCCCCATCGCAGAGAAAGCGATTGGCGCGGCGATTGGAATAACTGCTGCTATTGGTGCTGTAAAGCTAGGTGGTGCCGCTGGCAAAGCTGTTGCAAGTAAAACCGGGAAGGATCCCCAGCGTAAGAGTAGCAAGGCACCCAAGGCAGAGCCCAAGCCGCGAACGCGCAAAACTGGGAAGCTTCCCACTCTTGAA